GAAAGATAATATTCAATAAAAGCCAATATGAAATAAATAAATATATTGAAATATAGAAATTTAAGTGCTGAATTAATGCTTATTAATTCGTTTTCTTCAATTTTCCCCCAAGCTTCTCGTTCCCTTTCTAAATGCTTTTTTACGCCCTCCAAATCCTTTTTATGCATCGTTATCCCTTCATTCCAATCTCTTATAGTCTACCCACTATAACATATGTAGAAAAGCCACCCAAGATTTTATATGAGTGAACTTTTTAATAATTCTTTCAAGAATAGCTCTTTAGTTTTTATCTTTCAATTCTTTCACATCATCTTCTAATTGGTCAATCCGCTGATTAATGGCTTTATGTTCACCCCGAGACACTGCAAGAGTTTCCTTAATACTGTATTGATCCTTTACAAATTGTTCCAAACGGTTCGAGGTATCTCTAATTGATTCAGCTACATCTTCCAGCCTCTGGGTTAACGGTTTCAGAAGAACTCTTAAAACGCCATAAACACTACCGCAAATACCCAAAGTCACGGTAATCAATTCTATCCAACGATCAAAAGTCATTTATGATCACCGCCAGACAAACGGATTCGTTTAATATAGGTGCTGTTTGACGTGATATATCCGTTAGCATATTTCAATTTAAGATGAGTGATCTTACCAACCTTGACCGCTGAGGCCCAGACCCGTGAGCCCTTGGCATAACTAATGTCACTTTTGCTGGTTTTATCGAATTTAAGCTTCTTATAAACATTAACCTTGGGTGCGACAACTTCATATAAACCCAAACCAGTAGCTTGGTAGTAACTAGACTGCGTTTTGGTACTTGATTTAGTTGAGGTTCCAGACAGGGATCCATCAAAATCATAACTGGCATCCACATGTAATCTCTTAAAGTCATCGGTATACTGCCAAGCATTAGCATTATCAATGCCTGGTTGGTTAACCCCGTATGCGGCTACCCAAATTCGCTGATCAACTAAAGCTACACGATTAATCCGACCGTATTTAAACCAAGAACCACTTCCATAGGTAATCACATTAGAATACCCTTGAGCTTTTAAATACTTTAAAAGGATATTCACTTGGGGTGTCGTGTTGGCCGGTAAATCTTGAGCTTCCACATCGACCGCTAACACCGTTGATTTATCCAACCCATACTTTTTAACCCAAGCTAAAAAGTACTTTGCCTCAGCCAAACCATTTCCATGAAAGAAATGATAAGCACCAACGGTGCCAAATACTTGGTAAACATTTGATACCTGTTCGCCAGCACTGGCGTTCACATAAGTCGTCCCTTCTGTCAGCTTAACCATAACTGAATCAATTCCATATCGTTTGAGGTTCTCAAAAAAAGCTTTTGACTTGCTTTGATAAGCAGCCACATCACCAACTAATTTAGACATTTGCACCACCCTTTTCTGTTGATTGCGACGTTTGAGAAACGTTTCCGATTACATCAATAGACTTAGCTGATTGGTTATTCTCTGAATCTCCGGGAGCTGGCGTTACTGGGGCAAAATGATTATCAGCCCCTGTCGTTTTGTAAGCTTGATAAGCTTTTTCAACTAAGCCGGCAATCACTTGATAATCAAGATCAAAACCGTTAGCTTTTAACTGATCGTTAACAAAACGCATAGCCTCCTTCTTCCGATCAGATTTACTCAAGGCTGCCAAAACAGCTAATTCCGGTACAATCACATTGGCCAGTTTCAATCCCAACTCTAGTGCTTGTTGGGAATGAACATTCTTTTCAGTCGCAATCTTTTTTTGCAAGTACGGATTAATAATCTTGTAGATTACCGGAATGACGGCAACAAAAAAAGCAACCACACCGGTTGCCTTCAAGGAATTAAAAACATCTAAAATATGAGTAAACATAATAAAACCTCCTAATTTTTGGGCAAAATAAAAGCAGACGTTTTCCGGCGTCTGCTACGTAGTATCATAATAATTATTTTGAAAAATAATAAGACTGAATATTCAAAATTAATCCACAAAGTGCTTCAGCCCACTGAGACATTGTACATCTATTATGAAAAAGTATCTACCCTAGAAGTAGATACTTTCATTAGTGAAGATAATACATAATAATATGAGTTTACTTTTAAAGGTACTCATATTAGGGGGCGGGTCAATATATATGTCAGTACACTGGCCTTAACCACACTATAAAGCATTCATTTTTAATGTAAACAGTTAAGCACAAGATGACGCCTATCCCAAGCGTGGAATAGATGCTAGTTAAGAGAACTGTGTAAGTTGAATTATCAATTTATCGTCAATAAACGTCCCCTTAACATAGACAATATAACATGATTCAACAAAAGATAACAGCCATAGTTAGTTTTTCTAATTAAAACCCCTTCAGGTATTCTTTAAATAAAAGCACCTGTCTAGGCTTAAATAAGTGTCCTTAAATGTAAATAAAGTTAGCAAAAGTATAAGGTCGAAAGGTTAAAATTAAATTAATAACCTTCAAATTTTATTATAATACTTTCAACAAAAAAAGCACCTATCGGGGGGACAGGCGCTACTTCATATATGGGGATATATGAGATCGAATAGAAACAATAATTGGAAAAGATATATCTGAGGGCAATGTCTTTTGAGATATGGTTAGTAGCCGGGGAGGTTACCAACGAAATTTATTATAGCACACTTCCTCACAAAAAAATAATACTAAAATACGTTTATTGTTTTGCTTATTTTACGAACGGAATCCCGCTGACATCTTTACTAACGCACAGCGCGGTAACATTCTGTAGTGGATGCTAAAAACTAATTATCAATTAATAACGCCGTACCATTGTACATTGTCCAACATTCGCTACCTAAGTTATAGCCCGGATAGATAGCAATCTTGTTGTTCCACTTAAAAGAGCCATATCCAAAGTTAACCATCATATCGCCAGCAGCAACTGTATTTGTTGCGTCGGCATATGATTTGCCTGTTATTTGAGTAGGCACAACGGTTTTACCATCAGTAATTGATGACAAATCATTAAAGATAGAAAACCAACCATACCAGCTCTTCCCAACTGGCGTATCGATTGCTAAAGAAATTACTAGCAAGTTTCCCTCAACTCTAATTCCTCCAGTTGTAGTAACCCCAGCAGGGATGTTTGACGGTGCAATCAATGTATCGTCTTTATTCTCAAACAAAACTTTACCATTAAGTGCTGCTCCATGGATTTCTGCCATCATTCGCACCTCCCATTTGAGAGATGGAGGAGAGCATTAGTTAATAGCGAATATGCCCCCGAATGTAATAATTGATTTGTTATACATATTTACGTCTCCTTTTCAAATTACTGGTATTGATAGTGCAATTGGTAAGTAGCCAATACTTGTGTTATGCGCAATTTGCACAAAATACCCTTCAGAGCTCGGATATCCCCAGTGCACATAATCAGTTGTATTATCTGCAAACTGAAATGCTGTCTCCGGCTCATTGTAACGATAATCCGGAAGCTTCCAGAGAGGATTCATTTTTACAAGACCATAATTTACGTTGTTTCCTTCGTTTAATGCAACCTGACCTTCTACATAAAGAACACCATTTAAAACGCGATAGTAACATTTAAAGACTTCGGTTTGCATTGATGCTCGATTAGTCTCAACCTGTTTCCAGTCTGAATCTAATGAAGTGTTAGGTAGTTCCATTGGTTGCCCATTAAGTGCCATGCCGTGAATTTGTTCAGCCATTGTGACGCACCTCCAATTTACCAGAGGTACGCAAACCAGCGCCTAGAGAGGGCTTGCTACCCCCTCACATATAATCAGATAGTTATTAAATTTCATTTCGATTGTCCTTCCTTATTTAAGAACCAAGTCTGCAAGTCCGCCAAACACTATTTGCGCTTTGTCGCTTGCACCATCAGTCAAATACATATGTCCAGGCTGAAACATTAAAATACCATTTACCACTGCAAAGCCACATAAGTCTGCTTTCGCATTGAATGAATAGTCAGGAGGATTACTGACCATTGGCTGACTCCAATAAATATGAGTTTCCCCATTAGGTCCATTTGAAATTGTTTGAATATTTCCTGTGACAATCGTACTAGAACTTTGGTATGAAGCATTCTTAGGCCATTCATCCGGTACGTTGTATAAATGAATATCAACCGCATTGCCATTATTATAAAGCCCTTTTGGAAAATTTAAACAAACATATCCATTTAGAATAATTGAGCCATCCTCATTTAACTTGTAAAAAATATCACTAGATTGAAGTACTGGCTTTATAGCTTCTTCAGCCTGATTAAGTTCTCCTTCGAAATCCAATTCTTTATTTACAATAACTAAATGCTGCCAATCATTTTCAAACAGTAATTTCTGGTCAAGCATACCGCCTTTAATATTTCCGGAAATTCCGTTTAGCATAAAATTGCTCATGCTGCCACGCTCCTCTCGGAAACGTAGTAGTACCAGTGGTTCAGGCGGTCACTCTGCCCCCCCCCAGAGGTTTTTACGGCTATTGGAATTGCAAACGAAAAGTGGGCTTGTGCAGCTTCAGTATTTGAAAAGCCATCTAAATTGTCAGTGCGAAATGCCAGTAGATATCCATTGTCATAAGCTGTTTTGTAATTTAAATAAACAGTTGCAATACCACCACTTGGGTCAATTGATCTTTGCTGGATTGCATTCCACGTATTTGTGTCAATTGGATCAGGCAATTTCCATGACTTATCAATTTTTAAAGCAAAATTAGATGCAGCACCAGCTCCTTGCTGAATACTGACACTACCCGTGATAAATAATACATCATTAAAAACACGATACTGAATTAGGCTCATGTTGGTATTAATTAATGATCCTTGATAATCGTTGCATGTTTGCCAGCCTGTATCGGCGTTAGCAAATAATTCTTTGCCATTAATAATTGCTCCGTTTACCATGCTCTCACTCCTTACCATACAAAAAGAACGCCGGGATATTTGGCGCTCTTTGCTGTTGCATCATCTTTGTCCGTGGCAACTCCATAACCCATAATCGGATAGCCATCGAGGAACATTTGACCGTCCTTGACAGACAGTTTTGTGTTGGTAATGTTGCCATCAGCTGAACCGTCCGTGTTGACCAGCTTTGTAGTATCAACCTTCGGCACATCGTCCACCGTGATAAATGGCTTACCATTCGTTTTTAGAATTGGCGCCACATCAAACGTTTTAGTACCGGCTACCTCTTCATCACCACTTTTGTGCATCGTGTTGCTATCGTCGGCCGGTACAAAGGTTTTACCATTTACAACAATTGAACCATCTTTATTGTCTGTAACCTTTTTAGCCACGTCATCCAAAGTGGCAATGTTCGATGGAATTCCTTTGCCTGTGATATATGCATCACCATTTTTATCAACTGGATCAACTTTAAAGGTCTTTTTACCATCAACCGTCTCATCACCCGTTGTATGAACGACTGTATCGTTGGTAGCAAAGGCACCAGTGATCATATCAAAATGGACGTTTGACGCGTTGGAAAAGCCAATATTGAATTTATAGGTAAATGATACTGGTGTTGAACCTGAATAGGCTGGAATTGTGTCTGGAGCATTGGTTGTCGTGACAACGGCCATCAAGATTGACTGACCGTTTTGAGAATCAGACCCCCAGATTCCAAAGACCCACGCTTTATAATCCGCCGTAATCTTGGAATTGTCGAGTTCGGAAGAAATAATTAGCGTATTATCATTCTTGGAATATCCATTAGCTTGAATAGTTTGAACGACGTTTGGGATCGACGTGAGTTTAGTGATATCAGTCGTTGATGGAAGCTGTTTACCGCTAACTTCAATCTTATCAATACTGAGGGATGCTTTGTCAGCAATGATACCGGCTACCAGATTATTACCACTATCTGTAACTTTAGCTAAATCGTAAGCCACTTTACTTACCTCCTTCTACTTGGATGTTTTCAACGGTAATTGATTGAACGCCTATCCCAACATACTCATTCATGTTCATAGTATTCATAAATGCCACCGTATTAATTTCCACACCATTGAGAGTGGCAGACGACAGTCGATCCATCAATACAAGTAACGTTTGATGAGATGAAATAAGGCTAGTCGGTAATTGGTCGATATCAACGACTTGAGGGTTGCCAACCATTTTTGTTCCGTCCCAATGATAATCAGTGTGAACTTTCAGACCGGAAGTTTTAGGGTCTATTTGAAGGGCGTTGCAGACAATATTAATGATATCGTTGATTGTTCCACCTGAATGGGCGGCCAAAAGCTTAGTTTTAAGAATGAAACGATAAGTTTCATCACTCGTCCCATATCGCGGTTGATGAATGTCGTCACCAATTTCATCGAGCTGTTCGCCAACAGCTTCATCAATTATCCACGAACTATGGATACTTTCGAACCCGTTATCCAGCCACAATTGGAAATCTGCCAACACACGAATTAGTGTATTAACATTGCTACCTGTTCCAACCGCAAACCCTCGGTCAAATATTTTAAAAATCTCTGCATAAACTTCATCATAATTAGTTTGGTACATAGTCAACCTCCACATTATCATCATCGATAATCGGAATCTCGAAGGCGGTCAAAGTGATGTTATCAGTGCTTAATTTAGTCTTATCGGTTCCAATCGTGATATCCGCGTAATTGACACCGTCAATTGCATAGATATTAGAGAAGAATTGATTGGTCACAACTTTTGAACCCATTTGCAAGCTTTCAATGTATCCTTCAACAGCCGCCTTAATATCATCTGTACCTTCATTTTTATCAAAGATATCGTCTACTTTAACACTGACTTTGGCAAAAATTGGCGTTTCTTGTGGACGATCGAAGTAGATCGTGTGCGCTTCGCCAGAATCATCGATTGCTGTGCCACTCTTAGATCCATAAAGGGCAATTCCACCGCCGCCAACTCTAAAAATTGTATTGACAACGTCCTGAGCTGCACCACCCTGAACATAGTAATGAACAGTCTTCGGCGGGTTGCCATAAGCATCAAGAGCATTCTCCGAACTGTTATAAACACTTTTGACGGCCGTGACTCCCTGTGTGTTCATTAAGGCGGTATATATCCCGTTGATTGTGCCAGATTCATTAGAGTTAGATGCCAGTAACAAGCGGGACCTGAAATCTAAGTCAGTTTTCATATCCTGCCCACCTTCAGCGGCATCTGCATTGGTAACTGTATCGATCTCTTCAACTGGAGACTGTTGGTTAATAATCGTTCCCGCATCCACGTTGTATTGTGTTCCCAATTCGTCTGAAACCACTATTGTAGAGCCAATTCCGTTAGCGTCTAGCTGGCAATCATCAACCGTATAATATTCATTTCCTTTGTCATCCATAAATACAGTACCGGTCGGAATTACATAACCCGCAGTACCAGTAAATGATAAGGTCACGCTGGCTGCTTCAGCTTGCTTTCGCATTAACCCGTAATTGCCACCAACGCGATCAAGATTTACTCCCGTGGCTTGCAGAATATATCCCGAATCATGAACATCTTCGCCATTCTGATCAATATTAACCGCGATCTTTGCCATGACACGGGCGACAGTTCCCCAAAAAGACCTAGGAGACACGTTAGTATCTTCACCATTCTCCGTTCTAATAAAGCCCTGAACCGTGTCCAAGGCATCGTCAAAGCTAAGCGGTGAATAACCGTTTTCATCAATCATTGACGACACCCGCCTCCCATACAACTTCTTTCAATTGATTCTTAACTTCAATAGTAATATAAATCTTTAATTGCCTTGAGTCTCTTTCAAAGCTAATATCATGTAAGTCATCAATTCTAGGATCTTCAAGCAACGTTTCTCTGATGGCAGCTGTTACAAATTGATCATGAACATTGCTTCCAATTACGGCTCCCCAGTCAAGGCCTTCATCGGTATCAAGAACCCAACCACCTTTGCGGGTATTCAGGGCGATCATACATGATTGTGCGATTTCATCAAGACCGTCAACCATTGCCACATTGCCTTTATCATCTTGCTCAAAATCGCCTTGATCATTTATATAGACATCTTTTGCCATTCAAACCACCTACTTTATATCGATCTTGCCAACGATAACGCCATCGTTAGCATCATGCATACGTTCACTGTCAATCTTGTAAACACTGTCGCCTTTAGCATTGGACGTATCACGGTCTTCAAACACGACAACCACAACGTCACCGACCTGATAATTAATTATCATTTCAGCAAAAAATGGAGAGAAACTATGTGAATCACCGATATCATCATGATATTTAATCTTAATTGGAATAAAAGATGCTTGAAGACTTAAAAGCTGTGGTCGCTTGGTGCCATCGGAAAACAATGCCAGAGGTTGTACATCATATGTTTTGTCCGCGTTTACTTTTACAATCTTGCATCTAATGGCACCGTGGATATCACTCAAAACATCATTTTTGTACGTGTTAAAAAAATCATCAATGTAATTGCGGCTTTTAGTCATTTCTTGCGCCTCTTTTTTTGCTTTTCCTTAAGCTTCTTGCGATTAGCTGCGTCCAACTTCGCTTTGGTCTTTTTATCTTTGGTTTCAGCTTTTTTGACCGAAGCTGAATTCTTCTTTTTGTATTTAGAGTAGTCAACCAGGTCAAGTGTTGATGTTCCTGAATCATCAGTAATAGAGGTTGTGCCGCTATTAATTAGTACCCAGCCACTCAAGGCTGTACTGTCGATATGGAAAATATATCCAACCGTAAAATTTGGTCTAAAAAGAGCTGCAACTTGATAGTGTTGCAGCCCATCGTCTGAATCATCTTGAGGTTCGGGTTCTCCCAGCATGCCGGTATCGTAACTCAGATAAAAATTTGACTTCTTGTTCTTAGAATAATCCGCAATTTCCAGCCTGCCATTTGGATAAGAAATTGGTGTTTTACACTGCGAAGCAACACTTTTAATAGCACTCATCGGTTTGGCTTTAGCAGTATAACCCTTAGTAAATTTCTTATCATATACCAGCTTTAGCTTGTATATTTTGATGCCTGCTTCTTTGGCAATTTTTTTGATAATTGAAGAGCCTTTGGTGTTTTTTGCAAAAGATAAAGGCTTATACTTAGTCTTTTTGGTTACCTTGGCTTTAGCGGTATGGTTAGCCTTTTGCTTAACATATTCTTGTCGTTTCTTTTTAGCAAAAGCATTTTTCTTAGTGATGATTGTATGCCCATATGCTCGAAACTGTTTGCTTGTAGCATCCGGATGGTTGTCAATCCACTTACGGCGCTGTGCATTCATCTTGCTATTGTAAGCAGTGATTGTCTGGTCAAGCGTCTTTTGTGCAGAAATCGACCTTGAAGTAGTCGCCTTTTTCTTCACTTCAGGAAGTTTGTCATAATCACTGCCATCAACGATAGTGATTGTTGTGGTTTTTCCTGATGAATCGATTGTCGATGGCGTTGGTGTTGCCAACTTTCCTTCCATGATGATCCCAACATCATTTGTTGTTCCATCTTCATCATACCAACCGCCATATACTCTCGCATTGGCACCTTTGGTTAAATAATTTATGCCCTCAGCTGGAAGATTCAATACTGATACTTGGGTAGTTTCTTTGCTGCCGGATGAGTAAGAGGCTTCAATATCCATAGAAATGTTGTATGGAACTTTGGCGTAACTCTTGAGAGTTAATTTGCCTTTTTTGCCATCAACCTCAAGCCTTCGATAAAGCCTAACGAGTTTCATTGCTCATCACCCCAATCACTTGGGAGTGCATACTCGTTATCATCATCTGAAGGTTCATCTTCAATAAGTGAACTTCCCGAATCATCGTCAAGTAAATCAGAATTATCCGAATCGTTTTCATCAACATTGGCACTGCTTGGATCCTCAATCTCCGGCGCTAGATCATCATAGTAGAGAAAGACCGAAGTTTGGAAATTATCAATGCTGACCGTACTTTCTGCCCCCGTCTCGTCCAAAGGAACAATCCGTTCACTCGGCAGGTTAGCATCATTGATATCCCACAACGGCACACCATAAACGATCTTTTCACCGGTGACTAGCGGGTTATCATCAGAATCATAAAGATTGAAATACAGATTATCGAATCTCTCACGATAGAAAAATTCGATTGTAAAATTCTCGGTACCAATAGGCAAAATAACGTAGTTTGGCATATCACTTGTATCAACAATTAACTTGTCTCTTAAACTCATAGCATTGTGCCTCCTTACTTGATTCTTACTTTCACGCCTACCGGAATCGACCTGTCGGAATATTTATTCCACTTACGCAACTGAGCGACACTAACGTTATATTTCTGTGAAAATTTATAGTACGTGTCACCAGGCTTAGTAGTAACGGTTTTAACCGCACCTTTGCTGTTGCTTTGCTTATGACCACTACCAGACGTCTTTTTCGCTTTACCTTTATTTTTAGATGAGTTGGCTTTCTTTTTAGCGTTTGAGTCTGCCCAATCAACTTTTTGCAAAGTAACGGTTAAAGGGA